TCCTGGTAATGGATGTGGGTCTGCACGATGAATGCGGCGTAGCCCACGATCACGCCATCACGTTTGGCGATGAAGGTGGCGAGTTTCCCGGCGGCATCGAGTTCGCCGTACCGAGCCCAGTCGATGTTCAGGCGTTCGAGATCCTTTTGGCCGACTTCTTCGTACTCACGTTCGGCCAGGGCTTGCAGTTCTTGGGTCGCCGTCGCAATCGGAATACGCGCATATGTGTAGAAAGATCGTCCGCTCTTCACAGGGATCCCCACTTGATTTCACGGTTGATGTTGGTGACGAACTGAAACCCCCGGTCGCCCGGAAACCAGATCTGCTCTTCCGGGTCATTGGTGTGCCTGCCCGGCGTGCGTTGGAAATCCACCCATTGCGAGCTGGCAGTGACTGCGATCGTGCAGGTGCCGTTGTTGGGGTCGTCGGAGATTTCCATGCTGTCAATCCGACCATCGAACACCAGCAATGGGTTGCTGATGATGGCCAGGCGGTAATCCAGAAAAGCCTTGTAGATGGCAATGCGCCGGTCGATATAGGGCTTGGACAGCGCAATTGAAATCCAAGTCTGATCCACAGCCGAGACTTGAACCGTGACATTGGGGATGCTCATGTCACTGGTCTCTGACAGACCGGAGAACCCGAGAAAGTGACCGTTGGCCGTGTAGGTGTTGGTGCTCCACAGCACGTTGATCCAAGCGTCCGTCATGCGGATCGTGCCGTCGTCAAACCAGGCCTCAACCAAATAGACAGGCTGGTTGCTGGATTTGAGGATCTCGGCGATGAACTCTGAACTTGCTCCACGATCCATAAAAAATTGACCTTAAAAGGCCTCCACCAACTGCAAGCTGAAGTTGTAAATCGACCCCGGAGCCACGGCAGACTCCATCGTGTCCGTACCCAAAGCCAGCGTGAACGGCACGTTGCGCACGGTAATCACTGCGCCGTCGGCAGGAACAGCCAGTAAGGCAGGCTCAATCGCCACGGTAGCCAGGCCAAAGGCATCGGCATTCACATCAGCAGTGACCATGTAAACCTTGGTCTGGCCAGTAACGCCAATGAAGTCACCCGCTTTAAGTGCGCCGGAAAGACCTGCCGTCCAGCCGCGCGTGGAGATGCTTCTGCCTTGCTGGTTCGCTCCGTTGATCTGCGGTGTGCCGGTAGCCGCCCCTCGAGGCAGTTTGTGCGCAGGCAGCACAGCGGTGAAGCTGTCCCACTGGCCGCGCTGGGCTACAACAAAGGCCTGAATCGGCGCGAATTGAGCACGGGTCAAGCCCACCCAGTCGGCAGTAATCACCCAGCGCTGAGCGCCATTGGTGCGCACACTGCGGCGCAGGTTGTGTGAGATCGAGACGCGCGTGGGCTGGTAGGACTGAATCTTGATGGCGCTGGGCGCGGGGGTCAGAGGAAATGTTCCGCTCATGACTTATCCCGTGATTCCGTAGCGCCCGCGCATGTTGAGCGCCTGGTTCACGATGCCCACTACCACGGCCTTGTTTTGCACCATGGCGGACTGGAAACTGCGTGCATCCATGGCACGCACCGAGAAATTGATGTTGATTGGCGCTTGGGCTGTGGCCGTACTGCTGTCGCTGCTGCCGGGCGATGATGTTGTGCCAGCCGACTTCCCGTTGGGGACGATCGTTCCCGCGCCGTTGGGCACGAACCACTCGGGGCCTTGCTCGCCCACGATGTAGGGCTGGCCACCTGCGACCGAACCGCCATCGGCCTTGAACAGGCCCGACAGGAAGTTTCCCGCGCTACTGAACATCCCTGAAAGCGACATGCCGCTGGTCGCTTGCGCCAGTGGTTTCATGATGCTGTTTTGAATCTGGATTCGAATCAGATCCGCGATGATGGAATTGGCCAGGCTCTTGAAGTCGAGCTTGCCAGTCTGCACAAAGCTCACCAGCGCGTCCTCCATGCCCTTGAATGCATTGGTAAAGAGCCGCTCGGACTGGGATGCAGCGTTGGAGACGGTGTCGATGTAGTTGTTAAGCGCCCTGGTAACGCCCGTCTCCCAAGAACGCTCAGCATCCCAGCGGGCTTCAATCGCTTTGATCATGACCGCCGTGGACTTGACGGCCTCATCGCGCAGGCGCTGCTGGGTATCTGCTGTCAGTTTGGTGCCGCTTTGCTCGGCATCCCAGATCTGCTGCTCGACGGCAAGGAAGTTCTTGCGCTTGACGTTTGCAATCTCCTGCGCCTGGGCGTTCATGCCAATCAGTTGGGTCTGGAAGATGTACTGATCGTTGGCCTGCTCCAAGCTGTAGGTGAAGGCATTGATGCGCTTGGTCTCATCAAAATTTTGTTGGGCATCGAAACGATCATTCACCGCCTGGACCAAGGTCGCGGTCGACTTGATTGCCTCAGAACGAAGACGTTGTTGAGCCTCAACGGACAATTTGGTACCGCTCTTTTCTGCATCCCAGATTTGCTGTTCAACAGCCAAGAGGTTTTTGCGGCCCTCGGTAGCCAGTGCCTGATCGCGGGCATTTTGGCCAATCAGCGTGTTCTGAAATTGGTACTGTTCATTGGCCTGCTCCAGGCTGCGGGTGAATGCATTGATCTGCTTGGACTCATCGAACTTCTGCTGGGCATCGAAACGCTCGTTGACGGCCTGCACCAGGGCGGCTGTGGACTTGGTAGCCTCGTTGCGCAATCTCTGCTGCGCCTCTAAAGACAACTTGGAGCCGTTCTTTTCTGCATCCCATATTTGCTGCTCAACGGTCAGGAAGTTCTTGCGACCCTCGGTAGCAAGCGCTTGGTCGCGGGCATTCAGTCCAATCAGGGTGTTTTGAAACTCATACTGCTGGTTGGCCACATTCAGGCTGTGGGCGAAGGCATCGATGCGCTTGCCTTCGTCGATTGACTGGATGCTCGACACTGTGGCCGTCACCTTGGCCATGTCACCTAGACGGCCTTCCTTGACCGCCAGTAGGCGGCCTTTTTCGATCATCGCCTCGTACTTTCCCAACTTGTCTTTGATGGATTCGACATTGAGCGAGTCCAGGTACGAATCGAACGGGCTGGTTTTGTCGGGCCTCTGGTCAGGAATGGCAAACGAGCGCTTTGGCGAATCGACAGGTTTTTTCAGACCCGCATCACGCTGAGCAAACTGCTCGTCGAGTTTGGTGAGAAACAGCGGCGCGGTCCAAATCTTGACCATGTCCTGGTTGAAGGACTCGGCGTGGCTTTTGAGGTCTGAGGTCAGCGTCGCAAAGCGACGCTTGACCGGATCGAGTGACTTTTCACTGATCATCTCTGCGCCAATGCCGTCCATGAAGGCAAGCACCGAGACGATGTCGGCGGCGACCGCTGCAAAGGAGTTGCCCACGATTCGCACCACGCGAATGATGGCGTCAAAAATATCAATGAAAGCCGCCACCGCGCGCATGCCTTCCCGCGCCCAGGTCTCGATCACGTTGTCTTGCTTGAGTTGCTTGGTCGTGTCATTGAGCCGCTCGGTCATGCTGCCTGAATCCAGCAAGGCGTCAGTGAAGTCACGCATGACCGGTAGCAATGCCGAGGCAATGGTGTTGTATAGGGATTTTTTCCTGCCCTCCAGGCGCACCAGGTTCTTTTCGTACAGGTCTGCTTCTGCCGCCATCTCGGAGGTGACCTTGGCGTTGAGTTCGCCGATTTCTGCCAAGTCCTGCATGAAGGGCAGCAGTTCTGCGCCGCGTTTGCCCAGCAGCATCTGGGCAGTGGCTACCGCCTGTGTGCTGCTGTCCATGGAGTCGAGCTTTTTGGCCAGATCCAGCATGACTTCACCCGAGTCGCGCAACTTGCCAGAAGAATCGGTGACCTCAACGCCGAGCGATTTGAACAAGTCGGACTGTTTTTGGCTGCCGCCTGCCGCTTCGAACATGGCTTTAGAGAGCTTTTGCAGCCCGCCACCGACCTCTTCCAAACTGGTACCCGAGAGTTTGGCTGCCGACTTCAAGCCAGAGAGGGCTTCCACCGTGGCACCGGTCTTCTTGGCCATCTGGTCGAGTTCACCCGCAGACGCAATCGCCCCCTTGATGCCTTCGGCAAAGGCGTCAAAGGTGTATGCCGCCGCCATGGCCATCACTGCGCCTTTGACCGTTTTCATGGCGGTCTCCGACACATTGCCGATGGTGTCCATGGCTTTTTTGGCCATGAACTCGGCCTTATTCAGGTCGGATTCAAAGCGAGCGACATTGGCCTCGAGGCTGACCACGAGATTGGCGAGGGTTGCCATGGGGGCGTTATTCCTTTTTACCCAAGAGGGCTGAGATCAAACGGCTATGCGCCTCAACATCAAAGACTTCATCTGGCGGTGCATCGGCGTCATTGGTGGCGGTAGGCTCTGAAGTACGCAGTCCCGGCATAAAGTCATCGGCCTGGTACGCGTCCTGACCTTCGCGGCGGTGGACGTTGGCCAGCGTGGCGCAGACCTGACCGAAGCCAAAGTCAGCGCGCATGTCCGGCAGACCTTCCAGAGAGGCAAATGCCATCCACTCCGCGACCTGCTGCGAACTCAGGTTTGCGAGGAGATGGTCAGGGTGTTGGAATCCAAGGGCAAGGCAGAGTCGGAAATAGAAACGGCGCTCGGGACGCCGCTGGAGTTTTTTGTGAGTTCATCCACATCTGCGCCCGACAGACCATTGAGCTTTTGCGCAATGGCAAACACCCGGTCCAGTGCCGCTCCAGATTTGGCACCGAGCAGATCCACCTCATCGTCGGTGAAGAGGCGCAGGCCGCCCTCATCAATCACAGTAAGCCCCACCAGACGCGCACGCATATTGGTCAGATCGACCTTGCGGTCCTTGCCATCGCCACGGACCATGCTGGCCTCAAAGGCATCACGCTCGCGACCGGTGAAGCTGCGAACACGCACGGCACCACCCCATTCGGGGACATCGACATCTTCGGTCTGCAGGTCGTTGGCACAAAGGATGGCGGATTTAGAAAGTAGTGTCATATGTACTCCAGAAATGAAAAAACCCGCCGAGGTTTTAGCCTGAGGCGGGTTGGTTTGCGGTCAAAGGTCAGCTTCAGGGGCTGACCCAGTTCGTCATAGATTTCGGGCTGCGTGATGCAACCTCAAAATTTCAACATCGTCGCCACGAACGCGGTAAATGGCGATGTAGTTCTTGTGCAGGACCAGCTCGCGCGTGCCAGGGACGCGGCCAGCCCGGCCCATGCCAGGATGGGCCTGAAGTTTGGTCACAGCGGCCTGCAGCTCCAGCACAAAGCTGGTGGCACGGGTCGGGTTGTCTTTGGCGATGAAGCCAGCGATTTCATCAACAGACGCGAGCGCCGCCCTAGTCCACTTGATCAACATGGATCAAGCGCCGTATTTGGCGAACACCGCTTTGACCTGCTTATCGGTTGCGAATTCGCCTGCATCGGCCTCCTTGATGCCTTCGTGAATGTCACGAATCTGCCAGGATTCACTTTGCACATAGTTGGTCAGCGCATCGATGGCCAAAAAGCTCTTGGTCCGGGCGGTCGCCTTGGCCAGCTCTTCGATCTGGTTGTAAAGCGCCTCGGGCAGGCGTACGTTGATGGTTCTGGCGGTCATGGCGTAACACTCCTGTGCATGTGTAATACAGTGCATTATCCACTTCACAAAGCCAAAGGTCAAGGCGGGCGGCTTCTTCCCTGAGCAAGAGCCCTCAGGACCAGGTATTTAAGCCCAGGTGATTGAGCCGGAAATACGCAGTTCAGCCGAACGTCGGATCGCCTGATCCACTGCGCCCTGGCTGTTGAATTTCTTCACGTAGGCGGTGAAGGTTGCTGTGTTGCCGTTGGGCAATAGCAACTTGAAACTCTTGGCCACACCGGTCACCAGCGCAGTCATCAGGGCCAGCTGGCCTGCATCACTGTTGTCCTGGTCGACCTCGATGGCAAACGCACCCGGGTCAAAGAGGCCAAGAATGAATTCCTTGGCCGTTGAGTCAAAGTTGGTTCGCTCAATCTCGGAGGCTGAGCCGTCAAAGCCGCTGTAGCTCTTGACGTTGGAAATCTTGGTCCACTGCACAGGGGTTGCAGTACCGCCGCTGGTGTAGGTCGTATATCCAGTCGCGTCCAGTCCAGCGAGGGTGACGATCTTGGTCGTAGGTTCGATGTACTGAACAACGAAGCTGTTGCCGTTGAGCTGCGTGGTACCAACGAGGCCAGCGATAGTGATCACATCACCCTTGTTTAATGCCGTGACCGCTGAGAGCGTGACCCGGCAAGGGTTGGTGAGCGAGACGGCGGTGATGGTGAGCGCCGACCCGGTGGTCGTGCCGATACTGACGGTGGAGCCTTGGGCTGAGATGGCGGTGCTTGGCATAGAGTTCTCCTAAAAGTTATGGCCTGTTAATTAATTCCAGATCGAAAAATCCAAAATCACCCGGTGCAGCAATGCCTCGGGCTCGAATTGGTCTTGCTCAAGGAGCAAAACGTGGGTGATGGCGCTGCTTTTCATAGCGGCCTTGACCGTCTCGGCTAAAGCAACTGCGGCGGCGTAGGTGGTGTCAAAGCAGTCCACCTGCAGGCGGGTGTTTTCAATGGGTGCGCCGTCGGCCAGGGTGTTTTCTGGTGCGCTGGATACGCGGCCGTAGACCACGTAGGGCTTTGACACGTTGTTGGGCGCAACGTTCGGAAATACCCTTCCCCCGGCCACACCTGCGAGGGCCGCGAAAAGGTCTTGCTGAATCATTTTTTGAACTACTTTTTCAATTCACGTGCGGCTTGCTCAATGCGCTCAGCAAGTCGAGTCTTGATGGCCGTTAGCGCATCGTTTTTCTTCATGTCAAAAGCAGGCCGCAAAAAGGGGCGCGCGGACATCTTTACGGTCCCGAACTCCACAAAGCGCCAGTACCAGGCGTCCTGGGACAAGTTGCCCTTCTTGCCTTGCTTGCGGTACTTCTTGCCATGCCGAACCGTGACAAAGAAGGTCTGCTTGTTCTTGTTCGACAACTCTGGGATTTGTTTCAAAATCACCGAGCGCTTCAAAGTGCCGGGTGGTGGCTGGTTGGGTCCCAGATCGCCCGTTGCAACGGGAGCTTGCAACTTGGCTTCATCCCGGATCAGCTTGGCTCCGGCATAGACCGCTGCTCGCAAGCCGTTTTTGGCAACGCGGTCAGGCAACTCTTTCAAAGCCTTGGCCAAAGCATCAAGGCCCTCAATCTGAACGCTCTCGTACTTAGCCATCGTCCAGACCCTCTGACGCCAGCAGCGTGACCAGAACATTGCTCTCGTCCTCGTTCAACGCCGCGTGGATGTTGAAGATCCGAGCTTTGTAAAGTGCGCGGTATCCAGATACCACCCGGGTATCGGTCAGACTTGCCTGATACCGCACCGTGATTTGGTGGGAAATTTCGCTGGCCATGTGCTGCGCACTTGTCCGCTCGCGCCCCGTCAAGGGCTGTATGTCGGCCCAAACGGTGGCCACGTTCAGCCAAGTGCGGACCGGACCGCCATAGCTGTCTTGCACATTGCTTTGTCGCTGCAAGGTAATGCGCCGGTTTAGCTGACCCGCTCGTAATGAACTCATGGGATCGCCTTCATACGAAAGCGACCTTGTAGGGGTCAAGCAAACCATCAATGAATGAAAGCGCTTCCACACGGCCGCGACTTAGAACTGCAATCTCTTCGCGGTGGGCATAAAGGCTGCCGACACGCAACTTGATCCAGCTCTTGATTCCCTCTGGTACCTGGGCGGCACTGCCGTACCCAGCGTCAAAGGTGACCGATACCGCACCAATCTGCGGCAAGGAGATCGGCCAGATCTGACCAAACACGGGGGTGATGCGTGCGGGCTCACAGGCGGTGTCCACCGTGTAGGTGGCCCCAGGCATGACCTGCAGCGCAGATCCCATGTCCAGGTAGTTAATCGAGACGACAGACTGCACCGGCGTCTTGAACAACAAAATGGCGTGCCCGGGCAAGCTGAAAGCTTGACCAGCGGGTACGCCCATCAGAGACGGTCCGGGAAAGCAGTCGAGCACTTGCTTCCAGCGGGCAGTGGTGAACTGCCTGCCGGTCAGAGTTTCGGCTGCTTGACGGGCAGCAGTGATGAGCGATGCGATCAGCATGTCATCCTCGTCAAAATCCACCCGCAGATGGAGTTTGGCTTCCCACAGGGACACCGGCTCCTCTGAAGGTGGTGTGACGAGTTGCAATGGCATTTAGATCACCTGAACCACAGCAGCCTGATTGCCCACGTCAGCCGGTGCATAACGGGGGTTGAGTCCGAGCAGCTGGGCCGAGGTGATGCTGGCGGCCACGCCAACGGTCACTGTGACGCGCACAAACCCGAAGCCGTTCACGGTGTCGAGCTCTTCAGGCTTGACATTGACAAGCACCTGTTTGTTGTCACCCGTGGCTTTGACGATCTGGGTGATCGCTTTGCCGCTGATGTCTTTGGCACCGGTGCCTGAACTGTCCAGCGCCTGCTGCAACTTAGCGTCGACAATGGCCGAGGTGCCAAGCACGCCGGTTTGCACCAACGCCAGAAAGCCAAAGTAGTTGGCGACGGGCACCCAGCCGGTACTGGCTGCGCCAGCAGTCTGCGAAGCAGGATCGATCGTGGCGAGCACTGAAAGCAGTTCACTGCCTTTTGCATTGGGAAACATGTGTTTTCTCCTTTGAGGTTCTGGGGTTTAGCGAGCGCCAAGTTGAATAAATGGCGACATCGTGGCGCTGCCCTTGGCAGGCGTGATGGCGGTAGAAATCTTCGATTGGCCATCCATGCGGAAGGTGGTTCGAAACGCCGTGAGATCGGCATCGAAGTACAGGTGCATCGACGTGGCGGTCTGCATGCCACCCGCTTTGGTGATGGTCTGGTAGTACTTCAGGTCCACCAGCAAGATGTCACCCTGTGCGGAGAAAGTGTTGGCGTGTTGGGACACAAACACCGGGCGACCCAGCAGCGTGCCGTAGGGCGATACCTGAATCCCGCCAACGTTCAATCCGGTGGGCAGGTAGATCGGGTAGTTACCCAAGGTCAGAGTGAACAATGCTGGCAACACGTCGTTATTGACGATCCACACCGCATTGGCGAATGAGCCCGTCGGCAGACGAGCAATCATCTTGGCCAAGTTTTGTGGAAGCAGCGTTTGCGTCAACTGCCCAGTCTCCTTGGCAACACTGACCGTAGCGCCAGCATTGAGAGCACCTACCGGTACGCCAGAGCCGGAGCCGAACAGGATAGATTCATTGGTTTTCCAGCGAATGGAAAGTGCAATCTTCTCGGGCAGATAAGTCGACAAGGCATTGGCGTCTTCCAGCAACTCATCGGTCGTGGGCACCAGGGCCATCAACTTCTTCAGCCGCAAAGTAGACAGTCCCAAAACGGGCTTGGTGGTGACCGCTGGAGCCGCTTCGCCTTGCCAGTAAGCGCGAATACCGTTGGTGCCCCAGGGTGTGGTTTCATCCTTGGGGAACGCCATGGTGTTTCCGCTGATTTCCACGTTATCGGTCAGCGGCAGTAACGAGTCTTCGCCCAAAGACAGCTGGAAAATCTCCTTGGAGAACTGTGGCGGCACAAAGAAGCCACCGTCCTGACCGGAGCCTTCACTGCCAAAGGTGGCTGGAGCGGCAGCACCACGACCACTGCCAATCAGCAGGCGATCGTCAATCGGGTTGCCTGGCTTTTGCGCATGGCAGACGTTTTGCAAGAAGTCGCCCAAGCTTTGAAAGCCATGTTTAGGGTCGAGTTCGCGGTTATCGCTCACCACGACGCTTGGGAATACCGAACCTTGACCAACACCAGAGTGGTTGCCTACATGCGCCCCCATCTGAACCTCTTCGGAAATCAAAGCCGACTCGCGGTCAATTGCCGCCGAAGCGATTTCAATTCGACTCTTAAGTGCATTGAACTTGATCACCTCCTCATCTGAGAGGTCACGGTTTTCTTGGGCGGCAATGTCAGTTAAGGCACGAGCCTCTTTGACAAGATCAGACTTGCGAGCTTGAAGCTCGCGCAATTGCTTACTCATTTGGGTTTCTCCAGACGTAAAAAAGCCACCTCTTGGGTGGCGGGATTGAAAAGATTGAAAAATGCGCGAAGCTAGTCACGCATCAGGGTTGCGACCTACGGGTCGCCGCTCGGACTGGAGGCGCTCAACGGAGCAACTCCTGAGCAGTCCAAATTACAAAATCCCAAGCTCTGAGCGGGCTTGGGCCAATCGGGAGGTTTTGGGCTTGGCAGGTGGACTGGACATAGCACTTGACGCTGCGTCTTTATGCATCTTGCTCAAGACCTGATCGAAGCTGGCGATGCCGTCCACCATGTTTTGAGCCAAGGCTGCATCAGCCCCCAAGACACGGCCTTGACCCATGCCATCTCGTACCTGAGTGATGGGCACACCACGCCCCTTGGCCACAGCCTTGGTAAATGCGGCGTAATAGTCATCTACGCGGGACTGCATAAATCCTTGTGCTTCTTCGTCCAGCGGTGCATATGGATTGCCCTCGACCTTGAACTTGCCCGCCGATATGAGCGTGGTCTTAACGCCTGCCTCGTCCATGGCTTTGCTGTAATCCTGGTGCGCCTGCCACACGCCAATTGAGCCGACTTCTCCACCGGAGGTGACGTAGAACTCACTGGCCTGGGAGCCGACCCAGTAAGCAGCCGAAGCTGCCAGACTGTTCGCAATCGCCACCACGGGCTTTTGTGCACGGGCACTCAAAATCGCATCGCTCAATTCAGAAACGCCATAGACACTGCCGCCAGGGCTATCAATGTCCAGCAAGATCTGACTGACCGCGTCATCGGCAACGGCTTGTCTGAGCATTTGCGTGACGATCTGGGTGCTGACCATGCCAGGGCCGGAGACGTCATCCACCATATTTCCACGCTGTGTGATGACGCCATAAATAGGGATGACGGCAATGCCGCCACCTGAAATGGCGGCCGAGGTCTGTCTGCGAGTGTCACGCAGTACACGGTCTGTTTGGACCTGAAACATGGCAGCGTCGCTAGCAGGCGCGCCTTGTGTCCATCGGGAAATGACCGTAGCCAGGGCACTCAAACGCTCGGGCATCAAGGCCCATGGCGTTGCCAAAAATTCAGCGACCAGAAGTTGGTTTTTTATAAGTTGGTTTTTCATAAATTCTGTCCGAGAGAGATAAGTGATTCGGTGAGCTGTTTTTGATCTAGCGGCTCGTCTATTTGGCTTGCCCAAAGCTGAACCTGGTCTAGCGGTACGGCCAAGGCTTGGGAGATCAATAAGATGTCTTTTTCTGCCAGATGATCTGATCGGCCGATGCGGCGAGCAAGTCGCTCAGAGGTCGTTTGAACAAGTGCGTTAAATCGCCCATTGAGACGGGCAACACTCTCATCCTCCGAAGGCTCGATCGCTTTTTGCTCCAGTGGCTCTGCCGCTTCTGCTTTTATATCGATTTCCAAATCCTCTGCCACGTCCTCCTCGACCATATTGAGTGGTCGCAGTGGCTGATCAAGTCCGTCAATGGGATTGAGGTTTTCTGCAATGCGTGCTTCGTTGCGGGTGAGCCAGCCGTTCTGAATTCCGCTTTGGTAGTAGCTTGAGCGGCTGGACGCATCGCCGCGCATCAGATTGGCGAAATCAAACTCAATTTCTATATCGTCACTCTCAAGAAGTAACTCAGATTGAATGCTGGCCTCCCAGCGCTCAGCCCAGGGCGTCATGGTGTGCATGACGAACTCCAGACTCTGCTGCTCGATGTTGGAGAAGGTCGCTCTAT